TGGCAAAGGTTATAAACAGCGAGGATTTTTTATTATGACAGACTTTGAAAAGATATACAGCTTTGAAAGCCTATACAATGCCTACCGAAAGGCGCGGCAAGGCAAGAGGTGGAAAGGAGCGGCGGCAAAGTTTGAAGTTAATCTTCTTGAAGCGCTGAACCTATTAAGCGCGCAGATCAGAACGAAAAGCTATACCATGTCCCCGTATAACACGTTCGAGGTATACGAGCCGAAGCGCCGCGTGGTTATGTCGAACAGCTACAAAGACAAGGTTGTTCAACATTCGCTTTGCGATAACGTGCTTGAACCGATCCTTACAAGATCATTCATCACGGACAACTACGCTTCGCAAGTAGGTAAAGGAACGCATTACGGGTTAGACAGGCTTCAAGAATTCTTGCGGAGGTTTTACCGGAAAAACGGAATTGACGGGTGGATATTGAAGGGTGATATATCAAAATACTTCTATTCCATTAGGCACGACGTGTTAAAAACCTTAATCCCTTAATCCGCAGGAAAATAACCGATCCGGACGTTTTGTGGCTTGTTGAAATGATAATCGACAGCACAGAAGGAAACGTCGGAATACCGATCGGAAATCAATCTTCACAGCTTTTCGCCCTTCTCTACCTCAATAATTTAGATCACTTCATCAAGGAAAAGCTGGGCATTAAATACTACGGAAGATATATGGACGATTTCTTCTTGATACACGAAGATAAAGCCTATTTGCAGTATTGCCGCGCAGAGATCGAAAAACACGTTGCCGCGATCGGCTTATCCTTGAACAACAAAACGAACATTTACCCGCTTCGGAACGGGGTGGATTTCTTGGGATTTCACACTTATTTGACCGAAACGGGCGCAGTTATCCGGAAGGTACGCCGCCGAAGCAAAAACAATATGAAGCGCAAATTGAAGAAAATGCGCGGACTTGTGGAGCGGGGAAAAATCACGACGGCGACCGTCGAACAATCCTACCAAAGCTGGCGGGGACACGCCGCAAAGGGAAATTGTTATCACTTGATCCGGCGAACGGATCACTATTACAACAGTCTTTTCAATTCAAAGGAGGCGGAAAAATGTCAAAAACATTGAGTTCCCTTGCCGTGGGAACGAAAATCGAAGTTCCGGTTCTTTCGGCGTATCAATCGCGCTTCGGTGCGAAGATAGTATTCAAAATTGCAGATAAGAACCATAGCGGGTATCCGGCGAATTCCGTTACACTGATCGCCGAAAAGATTATCCAGCTTATGTGTTCAGACGCAAAGGAGCCGAGTAACAGCAACAGCGACCGGAAGAATTACGGCAACAACAGGCATATTCATTCTAACATTTTGCAATGGCTGAACAGCAACGCAACGGCGGGAAAATGGTACAGCGCAAAGCACGGGCAGGACGCGCCGCCGACGAATGCGAACGTATGGGATAATAAAAACGAGTACGACGCTTGGGCGGGCTTCCTTGCTATGCTTGATCCGAAGTTTGTTGCGGAGCTTTTGAACACAACGCTTACCGTTGTAAAATCTTCAACGGACGGCGGCAGTTATGAAACCTTCGCGGCGAAAATGTTTCTTGCGTCCACCACCGAAGTGGGGCTTGCAAACGAAAACGGAATTGCAGAGGGTTCACGCCTTGCCCTATTCAGCAACGACGCTTCCCGCGTCGCCTACCCTACGGCGGAATGCGTAAAAAATTCGGAATACACAAGCGGAAGTCTGAACACATCAAGCGGCTGGTATTGGTGGCTTCGCACGCCTTATTCGTCGTACGCCTACTTCGTCCGCCGCGTCTATTCCGACGGCGCGGTGGCTCACTAC